CAGATCGCTCTTTGCGTGATTGGTTAGCTGTTTGTTTCCACGATGCATTAATAGAGACTTCACCGACAGCTGCGATAGCAGCATTAATCGTGGAATGGATAGGAAAATAGGTCATGATAGAATCCCTTAATAGAGAAGATAGGAATGGAAACGATGCAGACGATATAGACGATCGCATCCCATAGGACTCACATAGAATCCTAGGCGGATAGAATCAGAACAGGGTCTAGATTATACGTTATGATTGTTGTTTGGTCTAGCTTTATTTAGTAGTTCTACTAGAACAGCTACTTGCTCACCCAACATACAAACAGTATCTTGTGTTGCTCTGCCGCTAGTGAGTGCTAGTTGATATTTTCGTCTAGCGTCTCTCAAACATTTGAGAAGTACAGTGTACTCTCTAGTAGTCAATTCTAGCATATCTACTCTCTCAGTTGCTGAATTGATATTCTACTAGAGAAAATCCAGCATTGTCAACACGTTGTTCAATCTTTCCATTCAGGCCCGAATAGATATTCCATTGCCACAGTGGCAAATCATTCTGTACGCAGTAGTAATCAAATGCCCAGTTCACACCGTGAGTTGCAATTGTATCTTGTACCATTTCAGAGAATGGGAACTTTGTAGAACCCTTCAATGTTTGTTTAGTTTGCATTCTTTGTCATCCTAGAGAAACCGATCAAACCGTCGGCAGGTACTCTTATATAAGCACGCACCGTGCCAGCTTTGCCAAAATAAAAAGTCCTTTAAAATCAACAACTTAGAATCCACCCTATTCAGGCCCGACAAAGAATGTCACTTTCTATCTGACAAATATTGTCACCCATGACAAATATCGTCACTCTCACAATGCAGAATCCTATCTCACATCACGCAGTCAGAAGTAAGTAAGTCCTAACTAACCTACCCAGACTATAGTAAGCACTAACTAACTTCCAATTTTGAAGTGAGTACACACTAACATTGACGGGGGTAGAGGCTTTTTACGGGGGCGTGGTTTCATATCCTACTAGGGCTCAGAAGAAAATTTCTAAATTTTCCAGGTAGAGGTGACCAACAAAAATTTTTTATTTTCTAGATTCGTCAGCAACTAGGATTCAAAATAAAATCTAGACTAGTCCGAAGAAGTTGAAAGGAGAACAGATCGTGACGGGAACCAACATAGTATCTAGTGGGATTCGCGGACGGGCGAAGGAAATGCTGAGTCTTGGAATTCCAGCAAGTGCAGTAGCTGCGAGATTGGGAGTAACAGATTCCATGATTTCGCAACTCTTGGCGGACCCAGATTTCGCAGCCAGCGTGCAGGAAGCAACAATTGAATCCAGTGACGAAGATCAGCAATTCGATAATCTGCTACAGAAGACAGAATTGGAATCTTTACAGAACATCTCAAACAAGATCAAGTTTGGAAATCTCCAACAAAGTCTGGTTGCTTTCCGAACTCTTAATGGAGCCAGAAAAAGAAGAGATTCCAGCATTCTTGCAACTCAGCCAGTTGGATCAGTTGTACAGATTTCTATGCCTGTCGTCCTGATTCCAACCTACGTGATGAATGCAAGAAGTGAGATCGTGGAAGTTGATGGGCAGGTTATGGCATCTGCCAGCCCGAAAAGATTGGATGAAATCGTGCAGCAAAAGACTGGAGTTGCAGTCACACTGAAGCAAGAAAAACTAGAGCAAGCCAAACATGTTCTGGAATCTGTAGTTCGCAGTGTAGTAATGCCAGCCAGAAGGCCAGTTCGACAACTTGGAAAGACAGATCTTGTAGATCTACTTTGAAACTTTTGGAGAACTTGATGATTTCAAACCTGGTTACTCTCTTGGTTCTTGTCTTAATTATCGGATTAGTGTGGTGGATCCTAACAACTTACGTCACCCTCCCAGCTCCATTCTATAAGATTGCTGGAGTAATTGTTGCAATCATCTTTGTGCTTCTTCTCGTTGGGATTCTTTTTGGTGGAGTTAGTCTACCGCACATTCTTGCTCTCTATCCAGGAAGTAAAGTACTGGTCTGATTAACTGGAGATCTAAATGAATTTTGGTTACGCACTTTCTGAACTAAAAAAAGGTTCTTTTGTTTGCAGAAAAGGCTGGAATGGGAAAGGATTGTGGCTAACTTTGCAAGTTCCTGATCAACACAGCAAAATGACACTTCCCTATATCTACTTGAATTATCCAAAAGACGCAGCAAATACTCCAGGAGCAAGAGTTCCTTGGACACCAAGTCAGACAGATTTATTGGCTGATGATTGGGAAGTTGTTGTATGAGCAGTGAAGAGATACTAGTTGACAGTTCGAGTGCGGCAGCAACAGCTAAGGCAGATTTCAACTATCTTGCAGGTCTGGCATTAGCAGGAGAGTTTCTGTTCGCATTCCCGAAATGGTATCTAGTTCTCTTCTCTCTTCTCACACAATTCAAGAATCGAGTAGAACGTTTCGCAATCGGACTTCCTCGTGGATTTGCCAAGACAACATTCATCAAGATCCTCTGTCTTTGGTACATCTTATTCAGCCACAAAACATTTATCCTAGTGGTGAGCGCAAGTGAAAAGAAGGCAACCAGTATTCTGTCAGATTTGGAAGACATGCTCAGTTCTCCAAATATTAGAAGACTTTTTGGCCATTGGGACTCCGCGCTCGAAGAGAACAACAACACAACAAAAGTATTCTATTTTCGAGGAAGAACAATCGTACTGTGGGCAGCAGGCGCAGGAACCAGTGTTCGAGGAATCAATAGAAAGAATCAAAGACCCGATGTAATATTGATGGATGATATCCAGGACAAGGAAGATGCCAAGAACAAGGAAATGGCAGACGATTTGTTGGTCTGGATGTTGGGCACACTGATGAAAGCACGCAGCCCGTTCGGTTGCATTTTCATTTTCGTCGGGAATATGTACCCACAGAATTCTATTCTCGAGAAACTCAAGAACAATTCCCAATGGGTGTCTCTTATTGTTGGTGGGATTCTAGCAGATGGAACTAGTCTCTGGGAAAGTCTGAGGCCAGTTGAGGAACTCCTGGAAGAATACCAATCTGACACAGAAATGGGACACCCAGAAGTCTTTATTTCTGAAGTTCTGAATTCAACTGACATTGCACTCGCATCTGGCATTGATATTTCCAAGATTCCTACACTGCCCTCTTATTTTAAAGAGATCTTAGACGAAGATCAGAATGCAGGGGAAGCAAGTTTCATCCTAATTGACCCAAGCGGTGCAAAGAAGAAAAGTGACGACTGTACAATAAATCATTTTGAGGTACTCGATGGCAAACCTATTTTCGATGAACTCGTTTCTGGTGTCTTTACGCCCACTGAAACCATCAAACTCACGATTGATCTCGCGATACGTAGAAACACAAGGCTCATCTGCGTTGAAGATGTTGCTTACCAAAGCACTCTCCTTCACCACTTCGAACAGTACTGCGAGCGTGAAGGAATTACTGGATTTTTCTTCCAGCCGGTTTCCCCCAGAGGACAGGCAAAGAATAATAGGATTAAGCGAGGAGTTGTAAAGATCATTGCAGGAGAAATTTATCTCCATCCTAAAGTCCGCTCAATTGTAGTGAGTCAATATATTGGATGGAATCCTCTCAAAACAACTAATGTGGATGACGTAATTGATCCCATTGGATATGTAGAGGAAGTCTTGCAGGTTTATCCAGATCTTGCAGGCCGACAAATTCTAGAATTCAGAGCGTCAGAAACTAAAGCATCACACTCAGAAGATCTTCCCCTTCCCTGGTAGTTTCCCAAATCTTTCCCAAAGCAGGACCATCAAATGGCAACAACATCAGCATTCACTAGAACTCTGACAATTGATCAGAGGAAACATCTTTTGGATTATGCAAAGATTTGTGCCGGACAATCAAGCGAATTGGGAACATTTAGACAGTTGCTAACTTATCGGGATCGTGCCTATCAAAGTCAGCTGAATATGACGGCCGAACACTTGAAGGCAATCCGCGCAAACATGCTAGGAGATGCCAGAAAAATTCGGGATCTGACAGTTCCAATTGTGATGCCGCAAATAGAAAGTGCAGTAGCTTACCAAGCAGGAGTCTATCTTTCTTCCTGGCCAATTTTTCCAGTTGTTTCCTCCCCGCAGAATCAACCAATTGTAGACCAGTTCCAAACAGTAATGAACAATCATGCAATACAGTATGGTTGGACGCGCGAGATGATTAAATGGTTTCGTGACGGATTCAAATATAATTGGGGTGCAGCTTTCGTACACTGGAAAAAGACCAGCGTGACTCGAATCACAACAAGTACAGATGTTTCCACTGCTGGTCAAGCAAAGGTGAATCAACTTACTTACGGTGGAAACTGCATCACACGAATTGATCCCTACAATTGTTTCATGGACATGCGAGTAGAGCCAGCCAAACATCATGAAGAAGGAGAATTCTTCGGCTGGAATGTTCTAATGAATCGCATGGCATTCCGTCGTTTTGTAGAAGGCCTCGACAAGACGCGGACAACAAATCTGAATGAAGCAATTAATTCTGGCTACATGGGAACCAGTTTTGGTGACTCATCGAATCCGCAAGATTTTTACATTCCACCAGTTAATCAACTCCTTGACATTAATCGTCTCGCATTATCTGGTAAAAACTGGCTGGCTTGGGCAGGGATAGAGCGTCAAGGTGGCGCAAACGAAGTAAATTACAAGAACCAATATGTAGTAACTCCTTTCTTATGCCGCGCTATGCCGGCAGATTTCGGTGCGATCGGAAAGCAGCCCACGATTTATTTCTGCTACATCGTAAATTGGCAGTATATTGTCTACGTCGAAGAAATGGTGACAGCAAATGATTATCTTCCGGTTTTTATTACCCAGCCATACGAAGACGGACTCGGATATCAAACAAAATCGCTCCTTGACAATGCTCTTCCATTCCAAGACATGTCCTCTGCGCTATGGAATATATCTCTGGAAAGCCAGCGTCGTAAAGTCTTTGACCGTCTCATTTACAACGAGCGCTTCATCGACAAAAAAGATATCGACCCTGTATCCGCTGTTGCACGTATTCCGTTGAGAAATGCTGCAATGTTTAAGGGCGATGACATAGGGAAGGCAATCTATCAAATTCCATACCGAGAAGACAATCTCCAAGCATCCCTCCAAATGAGTGAGATGGTTTCTCAAATGGCAGATGTTTCTTCAGGCCAGAACAAAGTTCAGCGTGGACAATTCCAGCCAGGAAATAAATCTGTCACGGAATTTGAGCAGACAATGGATGGCAGTAATTCCCGTCAACAACTCACTAGCATGTCAATTGAGCACCAGTCAATTACTCCGTTGAAGGAAACTCTCAAAGCAAACATGCTGCTGAATCAGACTTCCGGAGAAATGCTGGATCGCGAGAATAAGCAACTAGTCAAGATAGATCCAGTGCAACTCCGCGACACAATGATGGAGTTCAAACTTACTGATGGACTCCTGCCAATTGAGAAGTTGATGAATCCTCAGTTGCTCATGGTGTTCTTGCAAACTGCTCAAGCAATGCCAGTTGTAATGGGAGAATACGATATCATGGGGATGTTTATCTACTGGATGAAATTGAAAGGAGCATGGTGGTTGGAAGATTTCAAACGTACACCAGAACAACAGCAACAATTCACTCAGATGTTGCAGCAAACAAGTGCAGCTCAGAATGCTGTGCCGCCAGAACAAAATCCTGCATTAGCTGCCCTACCACAAGGACAAACAGCACTTCAGTAATTTTGGAGATTACACATGACGCCAGATTATTCAGGAAGATTCAATACGTTTATTCTATCTCCTGCAGAACTCCAAGCTGCACGAACAGTGAATCCATTCTTTCTAGCCTACCTACAGAATAAGATCGCAACCTACGCAAATGCAATCATAGAGGATGGCTATGACGGAGAAAAGAATCAAGTAGATTCCCAAGTTCTCACAATGCTCCGACACGAGAAACTCAAGGCTCAAGTAATTGTACTAGAAGAACTTTTCATGGAGTGTTCGGCTCCAGAACAAACAGAACCAAATGAAGAAGATCCAGGTCAACAAGAAATGTTCGATCCAAGAGATCCAGTAGATCCCACAAAACCACGTTCCCAAGCAAGTCACTCGTGACTAGCAATTTCTTAACTTCAAGTGAAAGAGAAAATCATGGCATTCCTCTCTGGTATTTTTAGTGCTCCTGCGCCCTCTCCTGCTCAGCCGAATCAGCAAGGAAATCAGCAGCCAAATAATCAGCAGCAGCCTGCACCAAATCAACAACAAGGACAACCAAATCCTGAGCCCCCAAATAATGCAGCAGCTCAGCCGAAACCAGCAAATTCTTCAATGGATACGCTGATGCAATTGATGACTCCCAGCAAGGAAGTTGTAGAGGCGCGGAATAAACAGAATGAAATGCAGCAGCAAGGAATCTTTCCTGAAGTAAAGCCAGAACAAATCCAGGCAAGTCTTGCAAATGCAGATTTCACAACTGGAATTGCACCAGAACTTGCACAAAAAGCACTTGGTGGTGATGTTCAGTCTCTAATGCAGCTGATCAATACAGCATCTAGAAATGCAGTTGCATCAAGTATGCAGCTTTCTCAAGGTCTTGTAGAACACGGAGTTAAGACAGGGCAGGAACGATTTAGTTCTACGTTAGATTCGCGATTCCGTGATTTGCAACTCAGGAATCAGAATGTTGAAAACCCGGCGCTAAATCACCCATTAGCAAAGGGAATGCTACAAAGCATTGCAGCCCAAATTGCAAACGCTAATCCCAAACTCTCCCCCTCAGAAGTTACCAAGCAAGCGGAAACACATTTTCTGCAATTCGCCAAAGATTTATCTGCACCCACACCTGCGCAAGAGTCTCTGAACAAGCCTCCTGAGAAAGATTGGTTGCGGTATTTGGAAGATGGAAGCACAACAAGTTCTAATGTGCCTCCTAATTCCTAAACTCTTCGGCGCTTAGCGTCAAACAACTGAGGAATTATCATGTCTGTTGGACTTCTTTCTACAGCAAATCTCCCCGCAAATCTGGCGAAGTTGTCATTCAGTGCGCTGATTACAAGACTGATGCCAAATGGACAAGCACCACTGTTTGGTTTGACTGCACTCTTGAAAGATGAGACTGCATCAAACATCGAACATGGTTACTTTTCCAAGACGATGATTTTCCCAGAAGCTCTGCTAACTGCCGCAGTAGCTGATGGAGTTGCAACTGCACTAACTGTCGCATCAACTCAAGATCTAGTAGTTGGCGATATGTTGCGTGCAGATACTACTGGCGAAGTGATGCTAATTACTTCCGTAACCAGTGCAACAGTTCTGGCAGTTCAGCGTGGAGTAGGAACAATTGCAGCCGGGGCAATCGCATCAGGAGTTCACCTCTACACAATCGGTAATGCATTTGAAGAAGGTTCTGTTCGTCCGAATGCAGTAAGTATCATGGCAGTTCGCTATGTTAACTTCACGCAAATCTTCCGGAATTCTTGGGCAGTGACAAAGACTTTGGCAGCAATGCCGATGATTGCAGGTGATGGCCTAGTTGCAGAATCCCGCAGCGACTGCGCATCTTTGCACGCACTGGCAATTGAGAAGTCTTTGTTCTTTGGTCAGAAATTCATGGGAACTCGGAATGGTTATCCGTTCCACACCCAAGAAGGAATCATTGCTCGCGTAACTGCGAGTGCGCCATCGAACATTACAACTTTGCTGGCGACCACAAACTGGACTCAGTTGCAAGCCGCGCTAGATTTGACACTGAATACAGTGACAGATGTTAAGAGCGGAAATATCCGGACAATGTTTGTTGGTGGCACAGCTCGCATTGTGATCCACAACATTGCACGATTGAATTCAACTTACCAGATTGCAGGAACAGATACTTCTTGGGGTTTGCAGATTGATCAACTGCGTACTCCCCGTGGAACTTTCGAAATGATTGAGCATTCTTTGTTCAATGCATACGGAAGTGGTAGTTCCTGGTCGAAGATGGCAGTGATCGTGGATTTGAATGCCTACTCTTTGGCATATCTCCGTAGGACAGAAGATCTGGAATTCAATGCAAATGGCACGCCAGTAGATAATGGAATTGATGCTCGTGGTGGAACTCTGACAACAGAACTCACGAGCTTGATCAAGAATCCAGCAGCATTCGGAATCATCTACAATTTCACAGCTGCCTCGGTGGGTTAAGAAGTTCTCGGTTAGTGTGTTGGGAGAGAGTTCTGGGCGTCTGGAACCTCTCCCCTTTTTTGTGGGAGAAAGATTATGCCAGTTGTAAAAGTTCCTAAAACTTGCACCAGTATCACGATCAATGCTGGTGTAAATGTTCCAAATCCACAAGGAGAAATTACACTTTCAGAATCTGAAACAAGAGCACTAGTTCCTAAAGATCACCAGCAACTTTGGATGGTTAAGTCAAATCCAGATGGCACCGTGAATCTGAAACTCCCGCCGATTATTGATTCCATCACACTTGGTGGAGTTCCATATGGCAAGGATGGGAATGGAGTCTTTCTAAACATTCCAGGACTTGTAGCAGGAGAGTTTCTTGGCGGAGAAAATGAGCAGACATTCAGATACATTCGTCCGTAAGCAACCATGCCAGTAATCACATTTCATCGCTACCAATTCCCTTTCACTCCGGTTTCGGAAACTTTAGAAAGATTCTACAAAATGCTTAACAGTGCAAACTACGTACGTGACGCGCAAGTCATTCAATCTGGCGTGCAATTCCAAAGTGATTTGGATCCCGCCGTTCTGAAAGATCCAGCAACCAAGATCTACGAACACCAAGTTAAGGGAGCTAAGATCTTCATGCCAGATGGCGCAGAACTTGTTTTCCACGGCGGACTTTTCATCACACAGAATCCAGCTATCATTTCCGAACTTGATAAGATTGCAAACAAGACCGGAACAATGGTGACCACGAATGAAGTTGCATTGAAGAGACTCCGCGCGGAAATTCAGAAAGCAGCAGATGACGCTGCCCTCCCCGCTTCAGAAGGAAATGTTCTTGGTGACAAAACAATTGAACTTCCTGGAGTTGAACAGCAGCCAGCCCGACGAGTTATTTAAGTTGTGAGTTGGAGAGAGTCATGACCACTTTCGAAGAATTAGTAGATCTCACCAAAGCAAACACAAAGAGACCAGAGTTAGAAGCTCTGACGGAAACTTGTGTTAGGTTGGCAACAATGCGTGCCCATCAGGTGGATTTCTTTCTTCGAGATTTGACAGCAGCCGCTCTCCTTTTCGTTCCAGATGGGCAACAAGTATTCGTTGACATTCCAGCGATTTCAGATCTATTGCCTCGTAAGCGATCAATTAAGTTCTTGCAGTCAATAGATCTGGGAACTCTCACACCCGTAGAAAGATTGGAGTGGAGAGAATACGGAGACTTCTGGGATTCTGACGGAGATCTCCGAATTGGAGTCTACACAGAAATCGGCGATACTTTGCGAGTTCGTCCGTGGGTGCAGACAGGAAGATTGGAAGCTCTCTATTATCAGAATCCAGTCACGACGACAGCGAACTACAGATCCTGGATTGCAGACAATCATCCAGATGAAGTTGCTATGTGGGCAGCTGGATTAATTTGGGCTCGAACGGGCTTTCTAGAACAAGCACGAGTTGCACAAGAACTCCACATCACACCATTTAAAGATCTTCTCGTTTCTTCATATTTGCTTGGCACGGTGAATTAAGGATTATCATCATGGCAACCTATGTACCGAATCCACAAGACGTAACTCAACCTACAGAAGATAAGTTTGTTGAGAGTGCAGCCGCTGAATTCAGAGCACTTAAGACGGAAGTACGAGACCAAATTGAAGACATAGAAGAAGAGATTGAAGAAATTCAAAATGACATAGCTAACATCGTAGGCTCGAATACTCCCTTATCTTCCGCAGCTATTGCAGAGTTGTTCAGTGGTGATGATGTAAGAACTTCTTTCACGTTGCTTCGTAGTCCAGGAAAGCAAGCTAATTTAGATGTTTCTGTTTCAGCCGCAGTTCAGCGTCCAGGCTTAGATTATATTTGGCTCGGTGGGACAACGTTAGATTTTGTAGTTCCACCAATTACTGGGGATAAAAATATTCTTGTTCGTTATACTGAAGGATTACCTGAAGATAGTGACGGAAGCATTAGAGGTGATTTAGGCAATCCTGATCTTGGTGATGCACTTGTTGCTGTGAAGCAACCATTTATAGATACAGTTGCTAGAACTCAGCACGAAAAGAATCTGGAAATTGTGAGTATTTTAGATTTCGGGGCGACAGGATTAGATATTGCCGCAGATACTTTTGCTTTTCAAAGTGCGCAAGCGAGTAGAGAATTTACTTTTATCCCAGAAGGATATGTTTTCCGTGTTCTTGCTGGACTTGATTATTGGAAGTTTTACGGGCAAGGCAGAGTAATTGAACCAACTCGTGAGTGGACATTGTCGGCTTTCCCCCAAGTTCCTGTTTTAGGAAAACATTATGTTCCAAGAACTTATGGAACTTACGAAACAGCAGCTGGACACTCAGTTTCAGTTAATTCCAGCAGCGGTCAAAGAATAGAAAACACACAAGTAAGTGGAACTGACACACGAGATACAAAAGGATTGGCACAGAGTTATTCTGGTCGTGATCATGTAGGACAATTCATTGGTGCATATGGATATGTTCCTGATGTGCTTGATTCAACAACTTCATATACTGTTAACAGTTTGGATAATGCTACTGTTCCTGGTTTGAATGTCGCCGGAAAATTGAAGGTCGGCATGGTGATTGATACTTTACATGCAACGCCATGCACAGGCAGAATTACAGGAATTAACGGATCAGTGATTTCTGTTGATGCTTGGTGGCCTAAAGTTGGTGCTGCACCAATTGCTCCTGCTAGTGGAACTGGCGCCATAATTAATCCAAACAATAAGATCTTTGGGCAGAATATTGTCGTTAGTTCTTTGGGTAATGGAACAACAACAGGAGCACAAAGTTTTGCTGGTATGGAGATTGACTTACATACTCCCGATTCCCCTACTTCTATTCCAGGAACTTGGGGAATTGATATGGTCACGGTAGGTGGATTTGCTGACGTAGGATATCAAATACGTGGAAAGCGTAATATATCTTTTTCCAGTAATCCAGCTGGTGGAGGTGGCAATTACGGCTTCATGTCTGCTGGAGATAAACGCGGTGTTTCTGTGCAAGATGCAGTAAACGCAGCCATTGAAGTTATCACAGGTGGGATTTCAAAATTCTTTGTGGCTCCTACCGGTGAAGCAAAAGCAGTTGAATTTTTAACTGGAGCTACAGGAAGAATTCGTGGTGGGGTTACAGCACAAGCTAGCACCACTCCAGTTAATCTCGGTCTTCCAGGAGTTGCACCAAATTTTGGTCATTTAATATTTGTGTCTGGATTTAATACTTCGGGCGGTGCTACGTTTGTACACCTCTTATTGATCCGTGTTGGAGCTGTTATTCAAATTGGTGGCTTTGATGCTACTGGCCTCACTGTGGCGTACAGTATTTCTGGAGGCAGCCAAGCACAGATAAAAACAACTTCAGGCACTATTCAATACGATCATATGCAAATCTTGCTTTAATTGGTAGGAGTATCAAATCATGACACAAAGACTTCCTGCCACGATGGCACTGACTCAGCAGCCTTTCCCTGGATCTGTTCTCAGATTGCAGAGTGAGAAGAACGCAGAGACAGTAACACCGTTAGATTTTGGTGCAAAAGGTGATGGGATAGTACTTGACACCAACGCCATTCTTTTGGCGCTATCTTCTGGCCGTCGAGTTGATTTAATGAATTTGACGTATGCAGTAGATGCAACTATCCCAATTAATGGTGCTGTATTTTCTGGTAACGCTACACTTAAGTTTACAGGCAATGTCACTACTGCTTTGGATCTCAGGCCAGGAGCTGATTTAATAGGAAAACTTAACGTCGATATTTCCACAATCGTATGTCAAAACGGGATTTTGTTAAACGGTGCGCTGCAATCAACTCACGATACAGCGCAACGCTGCGATACTATTTGGGTAAAGGGAAATACCCATCCGAATTCGGGATTTGGATTGTTATTTGACGCAACAGTTGGAGGTGCAAATAATGAAGCTTGGATTCATTACGCAAAACTGCGCAGAATCATCTTAGAAAACTGTGGAGTAGGATTGCGTATTCAAGCAGCTGCATCTGGTGTACTGCGCAGATATGTGAATGCAAATGTTATTGACGAATTGACTGTGATTGGCTGTAAGAAGTTCATCTCTATCGACGCAGGAACAGCAGACGTAAGTGCAAATTTTGTCGAGCATTGTATCTGCCAGTACGGAAGTGTTGCTGGATCTTATCCATCAGTTGGCATTGAAATTCTGGGGACAGCTGGAGCAAATAGAATTGAAGCTTTTATTTACGATTGGAGTCACGCAACAACTCAGGGTCCGATAGTATCTTTTGGTTCAACAACTTCCATGAACACAGTTGTATCCAGCGCATTTTCTTGGGAAGTAAAAGATCTTGGAATTCGTAATCGTTATGAATGTGCACTTACACCCTCAGTCAGCAATTACTGGTTCTCTGCTTTTGGTAGGGGTTTTCTAGGCAAGCAAGACAATATTCTTGCGCATTTTCAGCCAGCTGTTGGTTCAGTAATATCAACGACAAGCACAACAGGAACTGCTAGTTGCAACTTGGCCACAGGAACATTCTTGGATGTTCAGCGAGAAAATTCCAATTATATTGGAGTAGCTTTTGCAGCAGGAACTGGACAAGCAAATTTCATTATCGAATACAAAAGCCTAACAAATGCAATCAATGATGTGAGTATGGTAGGTGCTTATTTTGAGCCTGGATATCTTCCTTCACAAGTAACGGTACAGATTGATAATGGTGGAGGATATGTAAGTCGGGCAAACTTTGCTGATGTACAAGGTAATGAAGTATTTTGTCGTTTAGATACAGTTGGTGGAACTGACGTATACAACGGAGTAATTGGAATTAAATTTATTATCTCCGCAAGTGATACACGAACTGTACGTTTGCGTCATGTGTATGCGAACGGATCTGTTATGAAAACTTATCCTTCTCGTGGCGGAGACAGAATGGTAGGAGATCTGCGTTGGCCAGCTGGTGTTGGTCCAGTTCTTGTGGACACAGTAAGTGGAAATGAATATAGATTGCAGGCAACTAATGGAGTACTTACACTAGTCTTGAATCCAGTCAAAGTAATGACCTATTTTTAGGATCCATCATGCCAATGCAACGATTTAAACTTGCTCTGAATCAGGCAAGAATGCCGATGGTTCCTTCTTGGTCACCAAGAGCAGCATTGATTCCACAACTTGATGTGATTCAGAAATCAACCAGCCAGGCATTCTTTGGTGCAGTTGAGAATGCAGACTTTAATGCACCGCAGATTTTGTACGGAGAAAACTTTGTTCCTTGGACACAGGGAATCAAGAGTGTCAGCTATTCCCAAGTTGTTCCAGGAATTACAGACCACACAGATTTTGATCAGATCTTTCCACTGAGGGATGAAGAAGAAAATCAAGTACTCTTCTCCCCTGCTAATGGCGCAAATTATATTGTAGGTCCTAGCGGAGTTTGGATTGCAAATCCTCCATTAGGACAGCAATGGGCTGGAGAAACTCCTCCACTCTTCCTTTCTACAGCTTCTATAAATAATTTAGAAACTGCGAGAGTGACGCCAGCCTATGTGGACGGAAAAACATTCATAGCCTACAGTGGAATAGGACTGTCCACAACAAATGGTGGAGCAACACTGGATAAGGATGGAAGTATCTACTTGTGGAATCCCACAACTCTCCAATTCGAGAGACAGAATCCACAAGGAACTGCCGGCCTCATCCAGAATCTAGATATCCCTATCGGAGAGATTGGTGGAATTGCAAGTTCCAATGGCTATCTCCTAGTTTGGAGTGGACTTGCTGTTCATTGGGCAGCATTCAATGGTGAAGCATTTGATTTCACAATCTATGCAAACGGAGCAATTACTGGATCTGGCAGCCAGATTCCAGAAGATGTTGAAGGACCAATTACAGCCATCCGGGCAGTCTCTGGTGGATTCATTATTTTCACCAGTCGGAATTGTGTAGCAGCCTACTACAATGCAAACAATTTTGCCAGCCCGTGGATTTTCAAGGGAATCTCAAATGGTGGTGGACTGGAAGATTTAGAACTTTCCACGCGCGAGACTTCGAAAGGAAGTATCTTTGCCTACACAACTGGCGGAGTTCAGCAGATCACACTGAATGCAGCGGAATCATTTGCTCCAGATGTTACGGATTTCCTAGGATCTAGGAGTCTGGAACGATTCAATCTTTCCACGATGACCTTCACACAAGGAAGATCTAGTTCAGAATTCTTCGTGAAGATGACATATGTAGGAAGCCGATTCCTCGTAGTTTCTTATGGATTTATTCCAGGAACTTATTCTTTTGCACTCATATTTGACACTGCACTACAACGATGGGGAAAACTCAGACTTGCCCATCGAGATGCTTTCATCTACAGCGGAACAGTAGAAACTGTGAAACTTACCTATGGGATGCTGATTGATGTAACCTATCATGAAATGGCAGACATTCCATACAATGAGACAACCACACAAACTAGTGGACTCACCTACCCTAGACAAAGTCTGGCATTCCTCCTGAAAGATGGAACCATAAAACTGGCTGTAATGGATTTCCGAGATAAGGAAGATGATTCAGAATCTTTCGTAGTGCTTGGGAAAGTTCAACTCTCACGGAGTAGTAATGTCACCTTGCATTGTGTGGAAGTCGAAGGACTCCTGGCAGATGGAGAAGAATTCCTGCGTGCTGTACACATGCCAAATGGCGTAGATATTGCAGGATATGAGGAAGGATTTGTGCGGGAACAGAGTTCCAGATTCACTGAGTTTGGAATTGATATGTTGACTGGCAAAACATTTGCACTGGTTGTGAAAGGAACATACGAACTCAGCACAATGATTGTCCACGCCAGTCCAGAATCCAGCACATATTAGGAGGAAGCATGCCAACTCCCCTAATTCAAAGTGGACTTCCTTCTGTTCCAGCCGGACTTCCAGACAAAGAGCATCGTCTCCTGACTCCAATCTATCTTGCATTCAATTCTCTTGCACGAACAATATCTGGTGCGACTGGAATGGTGACATATACGCCAGGAGAAATGGCAGCTTCCAGCCCGATCGCAGCTTTAGGAACTCAACAATTCACCAGAGTCTTTCTTCGTGCAACAGTAGATATTGCATTTGGAAAGATGGTGAATATCTTCCTAGATTCTGGAGAAATGTCCGCAAGATTAGCAGACTCGACAAACAATTCTAAGCCAGCTTCTGCAGTATGCAACCAACTTGAAGGAGTTCCACTTGGAACAACTGGAGAGTTTCTTCTCTACACTGGCTACACAGCAGGAATAAGTGACACAGTTCTTGGTGCAACATATTATCTGGGAACAAATGGAAATTCGCAACTAACTCGTCCTTCTGGTGCTGGTAGTATTATCCAAGCTGTAGGGATTGGGTTTGGTTCTCTTGGTTTCTACACTCAAATCTCTAGCTTGTTCATTCAGAACTAAGTTCTAGCAAAGGAAATAATCATGGCTGACGCAAAGCGAGTTGCAGCTCCTAGTGGAACTGGTCTTGAAGCAATTTCAGGTGTGCTGAATTTATTTGGACAGAATCAGAAACAAACTGCGACTGCAAATACTGGACCACTTGAGGCACTACTCGCTCAGTTGTCAGCACCAACAGATCCTGCACAACAACTGGCTGGATTGTTTCAGCAAGCAGGAAGCCAGATTCCAAAGTTTCAACAGGCATTTGGTAATTCTGTAGGAGCACGCACAGGTGGAAATGCACCGATGAATGCAGCTTTGCAGAATCTTTTGCAGCAGACAACACTTGCAGGCCAGAAACAAATTGCAGACCAAGATCTCCAACGTCAGCAAATTGCAGCAAATGCAGCAGGAAATCTTGCACAAGCAACTAGGAGTGTGAATCAAACAACCTCCCCTAATACTGGAACTGCCGCCAAAGTTTTAGGAGGTATGCAGGTTCTTGGAAAGTTAGGAATCACAGACAAAGTTAGGAATGGTTTGTTAGGAAGTGGAGTAGATGCAGTTTCTGATGGAAGCGCCCTCTTCTCAGGAACTCCGTATGCTTCATACATTCCAGAATTTGGGAACAATGTATTCTCTACTGCAAGTGAATCTTCTTTGGGAGAAGGTCTTGCCTCAATGGATTGGGGAAATATTCTCTCCGATGCAGGATCTAGTTTCCTAACTGATTCAGCAACAGACATTGCCTCTAGTGCAGCAGGTGATGTTGCAAGTGAAGCCGGCGGAAACTTCTTATCTGATGCATGGGAAGGAGTTTCTAATTTCTTCGGCTGGGCAGATGGTGGATTGATTGGTCGTGATGATCCAGATGATGACAAGTCACGAAAGGAAATGATTGCCAGACTTAATGCGAAACGAGAGAAACAAAAGTCTGGTGGAATCGGAGAAGATTCACGATACAGCAGCGGAGATAAAGAACTTGTCTCAGAAAATACTCACTACAATCGTGGTGGAATTCTCAAGGTAGAGAAAGCATTGCGGGATGCTGGAGTTGGATATGCAGATGGTGGATCTGTTAGATCTGGTGGAGGTCGAGCAAGTTCTCGTCCAACATTTACTCCAGTAACTAGGGCAACAACAGCAGCAATTAATTCCAGTGGACAACGTCCCTCTTCTACAGCAGCAGGAAATACAGGAAGTAAAGTTTCTGGTGGTGGCGGTGGAAATGGATTATCTGACCGAGACAATATTGGATTCGGAGACGGAAATAGTTTCGATTTCGGAAGTATTCCAGTTGGTGGGGCTGTAGGTCCTACTGCTGGAGTTGGAACTTTGGGATCAGGAAACATTGGAACTGGAGTTCCTAGTTGGGCAATTGGACTTCTTGGTTCTGCACTTGGATTGAATCCCCTACTCTCTTTTGCACTGAAGCAAGGGAATGATTATCTCTATCGCAATGATCCACTGAATCCACGTGCGGACGGAACAAAAGATCCATTGAAGCCCGCACTTCCAGACAATTCAGAGAATGCTGGAAAGGTAAATGATGCCTTCGAAGGAATTGGCGGTGTTCCAGGTCTTGGTGGTGATGGAAACTACGGAGACCTTGGTGGTGGATTAGGTGGATTTGGAAATGAATTCGGTGGTGGCTACGGAAACACAGGAGATTTTGGAGGTGATGGTGGATTCGGAAGTGGAATTGATTTAGGAACTCCAGGAGATTTCGGAGATTTTGGTGGTGGCGGACTTGGTGGTGGAATTAGTGGAGGTGATTTCGGTGGTGGATCTGGAGGTGGATGTGTTCACGTAGATTCTACTCTTTCCTGCGGTCGTCGTGCGGGAGATATTAGAGTTGGTGATACATTAGAACTTGCAGATGAAGTAACTCTGGAAGCCAGTTCGGGAGTCGTGAATTATTCCGAGAAGAAAGTGATGCCTGGCTGGAAACTCACAGCTGGTGGAATCTCACTAGTCTGCTCAGATTCTGCTCCTATTCCAACTCGCCGTGGATTGAAAACTCCTCCAGAATTGTTGCATGAATATGTTGCAGTTCTCCTAGAGAATGGAGAAATGGGCTGGTTCCAAGTTACTGCGACACCAATCGGACCTATTGAAGTCCAGCACATTTCCGTGAGTGACAAATGTTTCTGGGCTGGAGAATCCTACAAAGGATTTATCTTGCACCACAACAAGTTCGTATTTGAGTTTGCAGAAGGTGGAAAGATTCAAGGACCTGGAACAAAGACAAGTGATTCGATTCCAGCCATGCTTTCCAAAGGAGAATACATTATTCCTGCAGATGTAGTTGATGCGGTAGGTGCACAATTCTTCGACCATCTGAAAGCACAATTCCACACAATGACGAAGGAAGGGAAGTAATCATGGCTGGCTTCAATCCACTTGATCTTCTCCAACAAGCTGTTGCAGCCACCAATCAAAGTAACGTGGAATTGGAGCAAGGTGCAGCAGATCTTGGAATGGTGAATCAGCAGATTCTTGGGCTTCTCACGAAGAGCCAAACTGAAATGGCAGGTGCAGTACAAGATGCTCAGAAAGTTGCAGGCCAGAAAGCTGCAATTGATTACGCACGTAATTCACAGATGGAAAAGATTCAGCGATTGTATCGACTGGATCCAGAACAAGTGAACTACGCAGTTGCTCAAGATATGGCAGCGTATGAAAAGACAAGGGATGCCAGAGTTGCAACACGCGCAGAGTATGACAACCTGAATTCAAAAGATTTTCTCACTAACCCACTTGGTTGGATTGTTGCTCAAACGAAACTTCCTCAGGTGGCAGCACAGAACAATGCATTAGCAGATCAAGAAGATGAAGCTCTGCAAGATATCCGAGTCAGGCAGGAACTCTTTGGAGCAACAAAGAATACAGTAGTTGCAAACACTGCTGATGCAATTCAAGCAAATCAACTTGATGAGGCAGCAGTTAAGGCACGGGCAGGTATGGCTGATTTGGATCAGCAGACAGCAAAGAATCTTGCATTGGTTTCAGCTGGCAAACTCCAGCAGATTCAACTTGCAGACAAGATTGGAGACAATAAGAGATCTACAATTGGTCTAGCAATTTCTGCTCTTGGTGCAGATGAAGCTAGGAAAGCTAGACTGGAAGCTAAAGAAGGCCAGACAGAATATCGGGAACTTCAGCGTCTCATGCTGAAAGAGAAACTTGATGAGATTAAAGGAAGGCAAGAAGAGAAGGATCGTTTCAATGAGCGGTTCAAAATTATCTCTGACTCTCTTGGTCACTCAGTTCCAATGACTACAGATCGTCTCAAGACTCTTCCGCAGAAAGAACAGAGTGCTTGGATTGATGCCGCACAATCTAGTGGTTATGGTTCTGGACTTGGTGATGCAGTTCTCTTCTTTCAACAAAAACAAAATCTGCGGTCGACAGAGAATTCCAGTTTGCAGGGAGTAGCCAACAAGATTGATGGAGCAGCTAAAGTTCTAGCTCCAAATATTCTTGGTGGTATGCGTGCAATGGATCCGACAGGAAAGACAAAGATTACTGAAGAACAGATTCGTGATGCGACATACAAAGCATATAAAGATTCTGTTGTTGCCTCAATGGCCAGCGACGAAAAAGTTGGGGACGATCTTTCCTCACCTAAGTGGGATAAGACATATAATGTCTATGTTGCGCCATTCACTAGCTTCAACAAGGCAATTGAAACTCAGCCAGGTCTTGCTCCACTGAAGAATAATGCAGTCAAACAGCAACTTGATATACTTGCCGCAGCAGGAACTGTGCGTGGAGATAATCTAACTTCCGATCAGCAACAACAAGTCTTCTCTGCAATTCAAAATAAAGTCGAGAAGAAGGAAATGACAAGTGCTCAAGCTGCGGCAGAGATTTCCACATTCATGAAGTATGCTTCTGGATTCAATCTTGGGATCAACAAGTACAGTTTGTTTGGATTGCCAGATCAACAGAAATATATGTACACTCTTCCAGGTGCAAAAGATAAAGTTGATCTGTTGAATCCTGGTGCAGTTGAAAATGCATTGATGAGAAACATCAAAGATAAATACGCTGCAGAATACACACAACTCGGTGTGTTTAGGAATTCTCCTGGCTGGGCAATCCGCTGAATTTGAAGTAACAGGAAATACATCATGGCTGACAATGCATATGTTACCCCTTCCCTGCTTGGCTCAGATACTGTGGATATGCAAGCTGGAATCTTTTCTCGCTTGGGTGACGCAGCAACTAAAGGAGTTTATGGTGCAGCTGTTTCTGGGGGACTTAGCATTGTCAACACATTCTTGGATTACACAGGACAGGAAGCAATTGATACTGCCAAAACAATTCGAGACTTCGATGAAGATTACGGGAACTATTACGAAGAGAATAAAGACATCATCGACCTCGGTGGATTTGTTGCAACTAGCATTGTTCCTGGAATGCTTGGCGTTAAGGCATTGAAACTTGCAAGAACAGGTGAAGCTCTTGGTCCTATTTCACGTGCATTGAACTTTGCAGCCACGCCAGCACAGCGGAATCTTGCAAAGGGATTGGAAGCTCTTGGTAGATCTGGCGGCACACTAACTGCTGAAGTTCAATCTGCTAAGCGTGCAAGACTTGCTTGGGAAACAGCAGATCAAGTACTAGTTAGTGCTGCTACAGAACTTGGTGTTCTGGCGATGATGAATGATTCACCAATCTTTGAGAATGATACTGCAGCCGACTTTGTCAAGAACATCGTAATCGGTTCTGTATTTGGTGGAGCGATTGGTGGAGTTTTCTCTGCATTTGAAACTCGTGGAATTATGAAGGCAGCCGGCCGACAAATTGAAGCAGGCCAGAGAACCTTTGATGTTGTGTCAGATCCTGCAAAGTATGGCCTCAAGAAGGCAGATGAAATTCTCACCTTCACAGAGAACTTGTTGAAACTTCCCGACAATTTCTACGACATTAACTTCAGCTACAAACTTGGTAAAAAGACACACTATCAAGGTCTTCCAACTTCTGAAGCATTCAAGAAGTCCCGGACTGGTGCAGAGAAACTTGCAACTGAGCAAGCGAAGATAAAGTTTAATGAGCTTGCACAAGGCGCAGAGAATACTGGCAATGCAATGTTTGAATTCATTGCGAAGAAGATGCAAGAAGGTCGTGAAGCTGGACACTCCGCAGAAACAATTGCAGACACAATTGGTGGATACTTGCAAGGAGTCAAGAGTATTTCTAGCTTGGATTTTGAGTCTGCATCTGTAGAAGCTCCGAAACAATTCTTCGTCAACTTGAAGCCGAAACATTTGGGAGATATGTTCTCTGATGTTCGTGGAACTAGCACAGGTAAGAAAGCCTACTACCTAACTACTACTGACCCACGCCAAATTAAATCAGGAAGCATGGAGCGTCTTGGATATGGTAGTGTTGGTGAAGCATTCGAAGATGGATATGATATGGTCTACAATAAGGCCGGATTTGTTTCCATCAATCCTAAGTCTAAGGTGATCAAGAATACACCAGACATGGCACTGAAGAATGATTTCTACATGGATCTGGAAACTGGCTCACTTACTCCAGACATTGTTCTGACTGGTGGAGACATCCTAAAGAAAGCTGGAGACTTCAAGGCCTTCAAAGATTCTGTTACTGTCTCAGGAAAACATTTCTCTCAGGTAGCAAGCAAGAGTTTGGATTTGAATGGCTCTGCACTTGAAGCAAGTACTAGATTTATGTGGGCAAGTAGTGACGCATTAACTGATGCAAGTTTCAAGAAGATGACAATTGAGTGGAATGATTTCCCTCTTCTCGACCGGGCAAAAGGAATTGCAGAATTGGCATTGGATAGTGACACTGCAATCAGAATGCCCGACGGAAGTTTGCAAAAGTTCATTGACCTTGTAAATATTCCAGAGTTTGTGAATGAATTAAAACTTCAAGCTCTCCGTGATCAACTAGATACAGGACCACAGAAGTGGCATGATGTTCGCCACATTCAAGCACATCTTAATGTGTCAAGAGAGTGGTTTGAAACTGGAGTAGCAAATAATTTCGCAGTAGTTCCTGAGCAGCTGAAAGAAGCCAGAAGTCTCTCAACGTATTTCAAACCACAGACTGTGAAAATGCAATGGGATTCTGAAGCAATGCAAGTTGCTCGCCCAGATGCAGGATTTGTCGGGCCTGCACATCTGAGCAACTACACATTAGGTCACCATTACCAACTGCAAACAAACAAGAGGACGGAACTGAATGCTTTTGAATCTGCATTTGGTGAAGATGCCAAAAGATTCCAAGAAGCAGATGATGCATTAATTGGTGGAGTTCGCAGTACTGGATCTGGTGCTGGTGAAGTCACAGCTAGTAATGCAGATTACGGTGATCGTACTGGATTGTTTGTACAAGATACTGGTAAAGCAACTTCCCTCACCCAGCAGAAATGGAGGGATGCAGACATTAAAGCATTGTCTCCACACATCAATGCAATACGAGATAGCAAAGAAGCTGCTGCTGAACTTGGAATTCTTACTACGGCACTGAGAAGGGATCCTGCAAAGTATTATCTAGATCATTCTGGAGATACAGCCAGACTTGTAGATCGGGAAGCCTACAAACTTCTTGAGAAACATCCAAATGATTTCCAGGATCTGGATGCTGCAATTCTCCATCTTCAGGATGGTGGAAAGAAAGGCAGCTACGCAATCCAGAACATTGAAGTAGGAGATTTCTTCCAGGCATCACGAGACATTAATAAGGTGCGTCTGAATAAGATGACCACACTTACTAATGCACTCGGTCTTGGTAGAACAATGGATGACATGGTTATCTATGCTCCACCAGTAGATACTAGGCGGTATCCTTTCTTTGCATTTGTGCGTGCGAAAGAAAAGATTGGCAATCACACAGATCTTTCCATGATTACGGCAAAGTCTTCTGATGAATTGCGCAGCCTTGCTAACCAAGTTGGTGACGAATACGAAGTTATCTACAATGACCAGACAAAGAGATTCTTTGAAGCCAAGGGACAGTATGATTATTCTCTGGCGATCAACGAATCCAGAGTTAATTCAGACTTGCAACGTCGTGGCATTCGTGGAGACTTCTTCCCAGAAACTCGTGCACAGAATGTTCTTGAGGACTATGTTCAGTGGCATGGAAATTCCAGTGACCACTTAGTTCGTACTGGTGTGCAAGTAAAGAACAGGCAACTTCTTGCAGATATAGATTTCCTATCTACACAGTACCGGAATGTAGAAACTAGCACAGTTAACGCTTCACAGCGACAAGCTAGTAAGATTGCAGATCCGTATGATGATTATCGGAAAACAATGCTGAATATCAGCAAGCAATCTGAGTATCCTATTCTAGACAAGTTGAATGAATTCACAGATAGCATTGCAAAGAAAATGTACAGTGCGCTGGACAGCGTGAGAAATGATGTATTTGAAAAGTCTGAAGAAGGATTTTCTAACCGGTTTGCTTCTCTAGAATACACCAACAAGTTGATGGCAGATGCAGGAATTGGTACAGAGTATCAAAGCATCGAACAGATTTTGCTGGCAAATGAACGCTATCCTAAGAATGCAATTAAGGAAGCTGTTCAGAAAGTAAACTACTGGCTGGCCACTACAACTTTGCGGTTGGATTTGGCTAACTCAATTGTGAATATTATTTCCACACCAATTATGTTGGGCACTGAGTGGAGTAGTATTAAGCGACTGGTTGCAGATGACAGCGAACTCGCAGGAAAACTTCGTGAACTTACGCACGTGAAAGTTCCCGGCCAAGATCAAGCAGTTCCTTCGCTAACCAAAACAATCTATAACGCAAGTAAGGCTTTCTGGGGACCAGAGAAAGAAGCTCTCATTAAGAGATTTACAGACAATGGAGATATCAAAGGGATTGCTTCTCTCTATCATGAAGTTCATGGTGATCTTGCCTATAGGCCTGGACAAGAAATAAGCAAGTTCAAAGCTCAGATTGACGCAGCAGTTGAGAAGGGATCCAAGATTACTGGCAATGATTTTGCTGAAGAATTCACACGATTTGTTTCTGCACATTCGATGCTGCAATTAACTGATCCTCTTGTTGCAGCCGGCCGAATGACAATCAAAGAGCAGAACGCATACATTTCCAGTTTCGTCAATCGAGTCCAAGGAAACTACATTTACTCTCAGCGACCTGTAGCTTTCCAAGGAACTGTGGGTGCTGCAATCTCCCTATTCCAAACATATTCATTCAATGTTCTCCAACAACTTACAAGACATATGGAGAATGGAGACAAGAAAACTCTTGCAGTTTTCGGCGGGCTGCAAGGAATGATTTACGGGCTGAATGGTTTGCCAATGTTTGATGCTATCAATACCCATCTTATTGGCTCACTCAGTAGCAATCCACAACATCGTGATGCATACTCAGAACTCACTGGAAAAGAACTTGGTGATTGGATGCTGTTTGGTACAGCTTCTGCATTCCCACTGTTTGGAAACAAGTCACCTGCCCTCTTCTCTCGTGGAGATATTAATCCACGGAATGTAGCTTTGCTTCCATTACTTCCTCAAGATGTTCCAGCTGTGCAGGCTTCCATTAAACTTGTCGGTTCCATTACTGGCTTTGCAAAACAAGTTGGCGGTGGAGCAGATGTTTCTACTAGTTTCTTGCAAGCTCTAGAACATCAAGGCTGGAGTCGACCACTTGCTGGATTTGCACAGTTGCTGGCTGGAGAAAGTACCACTAGTAAAGGATCACTCATCAGTGCTGCAAATGATTTGGAAACTACAACCTGGCTTTCTAGGATTCCAGATCGCTTAGTCAACTATGGTGGAGTTTCCCGTCTTATGGGTGCAAGACCAATGGACGAAGCAATCTCTCTGAATGCGATTAACAGAATCAAAGCATACGATGCACTTGATAGGCAACGGATTGAAGCTCTCGGTCAAGTAGTCAAGACGAAACTTGGAAACAATCAGATGCCAGATGATGAAGAACTCCACGGATTTATGCAATCCTATGTTAACTCTGGTGGCAGACAGGAAACATTCTCTTCTTCAATGCAGCGTTGGAGTCGTGATGCAAATGAATCTATTGTGAATCAACTGAGCAAGAAGATGGGAAGCCAGACTTCCAGACGGTATCAGGATCTTCTTGGTGGTGAACAGATGAGAGATTACACAAGTATGGGTGGAATGCCACCACTTGCTAGTGAAGCAGAATAATTAAGTTCACAAATTTTAGATACGAAAAAGCCCCCATTACGGGGGCAATTTTTTTTTAGGATCTAGCATCCCTGAATTCTTTTAGCAGATGATACTGAACATACAATTTATTCCCCTCCCCTACTACTTTGTTCTTCAGAATGTAACCACCTGGTGTACTGCCTCTTGGCTTAACCCACTGAATCTTATCTGCATCTGTCAACATCATCAGAATCTTTTGCAGATCATCTTGCCGATCCAAGTTACTCATCACAATCTTCACCATGGATTTAACTTCCACAGGTCGGACAGTCTTACTCAGAATCTGGAGAACTGTATTAGCCACATCGTTGTTCTTTGCCCGGCCAAACTCTCCAAGTGCTTTCGGCATGAAGTGTTCAACATAGGAAAGGATTGTGTTGGCCAGAATAATCTCCTGAATCCCAATCTCCTTCTTCATGTTTGCTGCCGCACAAATCAAGCATAGTTTAATCAGGTGAACATGACGACGAGTTGAGTATGGATTAAATCTAACATCTTCGAGCGGCTTCGTTGTGTTGTAGAGAATTGTGTACGCATCAAATGCTGGCTTCGTCCACTGAATAGGACCAGTGAAGTTCTCCCGAATCCACATCAATCTCTTGATGAAGTCAAGTTTCTTCTGTTCATTCAATGCATCTGGAATTGGCTTCCTAACTCCAGTAGGTTCACAATAGATTAGCAACATCCGACTCAAGAATCCCTGACCAATTGCTTCTGGTGGAAACATACTGGTGAAGTTCTCTTGTGTGTTGCCGCCGAGGATTGAAATAGTTGGCTGGTAAATTGCAAGACTCTTACTATTCTTCAGCCTGTGTTCCCATGGAAGATTCTCATCATCCCAATCCCACAGCGACCCAAGCAGACTCTGGAATTCTAAATCTCTGCAACTCATGAAGTCATTGAATTCATCTGCCACAATGAAGACTTCTCTTGGATCGCTACCAACTACTCCATCTGCACCAAACAAATTCTCCATCACACTGGAGCCATTAACTTGTCCAGAAGAAAGATCAAACTCCTCACCTTCCAAGTCCATGAGGAACTTTTCTTTTGTCGTCTTCTGTGCAGCAAATGTTTTGTATTCAGCTGCGGCCAGAATCTTCTTTGCCATCTTGATCGCAGTAGACTTCCGAGTTCCACTCTCTCCAATAATCATTGCATAGCAGTTAGGAAAGATCTTACTTGGACCGAATGGCAACCAAGCATTCCTACCTATCAACGCACCGATGCAGCAGATTAGACTCCACCTATGTGCGATAGCTGGGCTTTCTGTTTCACCAAGCAATTCAAAGTAGGAGTCGAAAAGATTCTTTGCTATCCCAGCTTTTGGTAAGATAGTTACTGGCGCAAGCACAGTATATTCTCCTTACTTCAGACCAGACCAGTTATATGATCCAGCACTCATCGTAGGTGGGATCTTCAATGTCCTTTTAACTCCCTTGATATCTGTGACTTCAATTGGGTTGATCATCATCTGGCGAACAAGTTCTGGAATTTCTTTTCCACGATAGCAGAATAGAATTGAATCATGAATCTGTGCTTTAATTCTCACTCGTCCACGCAGATCACCGTAAACAGATTGCCGCCAGATCTTGTAGAATACTTCGTTGATGATGCCAACAGAAAGATTCTGCGGGCCATGTGCAACTGCTGCATTCAATGCCGGCTTAGAGTTATTCGGATTACTGAAAAAGTATCTTGTCCAGCCGAGCGAGCTGGTAAGTTTTTTCGTAATGCCGATTGTCCGCTTGATCCAAACTTGTAGATCCACCTTAACTTCTGGATATGTTTCTGCATACTGTTTGAGCAAGTGTCCGCACACATCATTAAGACTCCATTTAACTGGAAGCTTCAGAATCCTTTTGGCTTCCGATACAATCTTAGGACCCATTGTCTCCAACATAACAGCCGGACCCATGTTATAGTTTGCACCGTGATTAGTTCTCTTGCTCAAGTCACGGAGTTTCTTATCCAATGTCTTGCCATTTGCTTCGTCGTAGATCTTATCGTAAGCCACGCCGAAAAACTTACTAGCATTCCAGGAATGATAATCATGGCTACTCTCCACAAGATCTATCAGAGGTCTGCAGCCGCTAATATATCCAACACAGCGAGCTTCTGATTGGGAGTAATCTCCTTCTGCAAGACCATCCCATCCTTTATCTGCAACAACAAAACATTTGACGACATCTCCGTCCCTGGCCGGAATATTTTGGATCTGTAAGCCACACCAAAAAGAAGATTCTGTTGAAGCCAAGCGTCCAGTGTCCGTTCCAGCGGGATTAAGTTTGTAATAGAGTCGATTGTTCCAGAACTTTTCCCAATCAAGATAAGTAGATAGAAGTTTTCTGTAGCCTCTGACTTCGAGGATTGCAGATAGAATTCTTTCATTGAGCGGATGCGCAGAACTCGCCGCGACAAGAGCCTTCTCATCAGAGGATTTAACATTTCCACTCCTATCTGCACAACCCAGAACTTTAAGAAGATTCTTAACTTGGACCGGGCTGGCTGGATTGAATCCAACTCCGAACCAATTCTCTAGTTGTTTCTCTAATGGTTCGAGTTTGTCACTGACATTCTTCTTGCTCTTCTCGAATGCATCTTGGTCCAGTGACATTCCATCTGCTTCACAATGCAGGCAAGGAAACACCAGAGGAAACTCAATGAGATAATTCTTCTTCGCCCAGTCTGGCATTTCCAACAACAGACTCAGGCATGAATTTAATGTGGCCCAGCAGTCTCTTGCATTGTATTCGTAGTGATCCATCTTGTTGCCAGACTTACCATCATCTTTCCAGAACCGCACTTTTCGCAAGGCAAATGCTGTAACGAAGTCAAGTCGCTTTGGGAGTTCGCTATACCAAGAATGGAAAAGATGCTGTGTGTCATACATCCAGTTAAAGACAGGGCTATTGTATCGCAACTTATACAAGTTATCGTACAGTCCATTCTGATAACATTTTGGGGCAGGCAACTCATTGAATTTCCTCATCCATCTTACGCCCCACATGGAGTTTGTTGGTATAACTACTGAGTGAGTTGTTCCGTCTGGAAACAACGCAGCAAATCCACAGCAATCAATTACTCGAAGATCATTTCCTTCTTGAGTTTCAATGTCGCTTGCAATTAGTTTTGCTGTGGCAAAGGCAGCCAGCAAACTTTCTGCGTTGTCTGGAGTCAGAAGTTCCCAAGTAAAATCTGTCTGAGGAAACCACGCATTCGGCTTGGTGATTTTGCTGATGAAACGGCGAAAAATAAATTCACCCTCTGGAACAGTACGCAGATGTTCAAGAGGATTTAGAAACAGGACTTCAAGTGGACGATCACGTCCGATCAAATGACCAGAAAGTTCTATGAAACTTCCATGGTAATCATTCATCGACAACTTCTTCTCTGCCCCATTCTTATTGTAGGACTTCTTGAAATCTGGCAGAGCGTTGAGAATGAGAGTCAAGAGTTTTTGATCTGTGACAATTGCAGAATCCAGGTCTGCTGCTTTCGCTTTCGTTGCGAAGACATTAAAGAATTCTACCCCACTCTCGGAGATAGAACCCTTTAGAATGTGGCCGGGACCAATTAGTTCTTTGAACTTCGGGAGATAAGCTCGATCCCGTTGTGCGTCTGGTCCAGCAGATTCATGAGCTTGAATCCCAAAGAAGCCAATGGTACTCATTTGTTATCTTCTGTCGTAGAAATCACACTGCGCAGAATAGTGGCAAGTTGTGGGCCAGTCAGATTAATCACGCCATTCTGCCCTTCTATCCAATTCACCAGAACATGCTGTGCTTCGATCCAGATAGTTTTGGCTGAGGATTCTATATCTACATTCACCCAATTACTATCTTTATCTTGCCACTGTTCAAATGATTCCATCTTCATCGCAAACTCCATCAGAACTAGAAAGCCCCACTGAATTCTAAAACTCAGCAGGGCTAGAGGTTATGCGTTATCTAACAATATTCAATCAGAGGATCACAACATCCTTGATATCGACATTGAATTGATCTTCGTTCTTACGATTCACACTACGCTTAACCGTTGCAGCGATCTGGAATTCCTTAACTCCTGCAATCAGTTCACGAATGTTCTTAGTTCCGACGCGATCAACATACGGAGCCAGACGCTGCTTCAGTTTGCCAATGCCGAACGGATTCGGAGCACCATCCTTCTTCGTGATGTGGAAGAATTCTGTGAACTGCTGCTTCGGCAAAACTTCACTTGCCTCGTCAGGATCTTTCAGTTCATTCACCGCATCAACCAGATATTCGGCAGCAATAACTTCCTTGTTCTCTTCGCCGATAGTTTTGATATCGAACGAAACCGTCAGATTGTAATGACCTGACGGGGGAACTCCCATTGGTGGCAAGTCATCCAGATCATCCATCGAAGCATCAAGCAGAGCATCAATGTTGTCAAACAAGATACCATTAGTATTTGCAGTCATTTCTCAATTCCAATCAATTTAAGTTACTTACGTGTATCAGATTTGTGGAGAGTTAATCTCTTCTCAGGTTCTGACAAACCTATTGTTTTGGTCGACCGAAAATATCTACGATACTTGTATTCGATCCGTCTTCCAGCTTAACACCACTTCGTCCGCCAGTCAAGATGGTATTGGAAAATGTTGTGCTTGAATATGCTGAGTGCTTCTTGTTGAGAACTTGCACATAAATTACTTCGTCGAAATACTTGGCAATTGTCTTGCTGAAGTTTCGAGTTCCTGCATTCGGAACCATTCGCTCCTTAGATTCTGACTTCTCCACATCAGTGTCATGTGTGATGACTACGATGTTGAGATTACTTACCTGAATCTTGGTGAGGATTTCATCTTGATACATCCCCTGCAATCGGTAGTCATCAAAGGTGAACTTGTATTCTGGATCTTTCATCCACTCTTTCAGCGAGACTTTGTTTGCAGCAGAGTTAGCAACCTGAGTCCAACTGTCGATGACTAGAATATCTTTGTCCGTGAAAGTGGAAATATCAATCTCATCACTCCACCTATTCCCTGCTTCACGAGAACAGATAGGACACATATTCTTGCCGTGGTTGTAGCAGAACTTCTTCTTCCCGCCTTTGAACAATTCCCGCAGAGTGTCAATGGCAATTGGATATCCACGATGATCTGGGATGTTGAATACTTTGACTTGCTTCCGAAATTCGGGCTTCAAGATGGCAGGATTCAACAGCGTCTTAATGCCCTGCTCAAAATCAAAGAACCAAATCGTGAATCCTGCTTCTGCTAGAGCACCAATCAATGCAGTCTTACCAGACTTCGGTGGACCGTAGATAATTGCTTTGACTCTTTTAGTTTGATCGTAGTCTGAAAGATCCACAGTATCTCCTAGTGTCGGACAGAATTCATAACTTGTGTGTAGATTGTTGCTGCCTCATCTTGCTGCTTTCTTTTTACGTCAGCTGCCCACACAAGTTCTGCGCGTTTGAGTTCGAACAATTTATCCCACTCTGTTTTGTCTACGCTGGTAATCAGTGCGATGCCATAAGTAAACCAACGCATTCCATCGTACATTGCATCTTGCGCGGGAACTGGATCGAGCTTGATGATTACTGGATTCTCGATGTGCAAAACAAGTCGGCAGTACTGAGCAATAAATTTCTGGAGTTGCAGTGCAGCATCTGGAGAAAGCATCGCACTTGCAAGATCACGACCAACAGGAACCAGAATAGTTTCCGAAATGTTCACTACTCCAGAGGAGCGGAAAGCAAATCGTGAAACATGATCTATATTTTCTGCGTCTTCCGGCAGATCTTCCATCAGTGCAAGGTGTCCGAAATTGCAGAGAGCAATCGACATCACAGCAACTTCAGATCCACGCAGACTAATGAGACTTTCCATTTGAGGATGCAATGCCTTTGGGTAAAAAGGAAATTGCCGCCCTGTTTCTTCCGTGTCGTGTAGAAGATCCAGAGTAAAGTCTGTTGTGCCTAGGTTCATAATGATTCCATTCCAGTTGTGTTCTTTAGTAACTTGTGTCCCTGGTTAGGGTGCGGTTGTTGACTGCCTTGACTGATAAGATCTTTCTCTTGATGCTGAATCAAATCACTCAGTCTGATCTTGAAGTTCAAAGGTTCTACTGCTTCCAGTTCCTCAAAGTTCTTAATCACTTCCAGATCGGAGAACTTCTTTCCGAATGTGCGATCACTATCAAATCCACAGACTTCAAAGAACTCACAACGACGAGAGAAGTTGAAGCAAGTTTGTCCGTGCTTTGGGAAGAAATTGATTCTGGAATATTCTGCCAACTCATTAGTCAGGAGCAGCTGACCTTGCAACCATTCTGCCTTGTCGAGTGCCGACTTAACAAAGGACATTGCAATCCAGCGTTGGCTAGTTGTTGAGTAGATGCAATAAAAAACATCGTAGTCTGTTTCCCCGTATGTATCCACCACAACTGCGTAACTCAATGCTTGATCTGAGTTGGCATACAATGCCGGATCTACTGCATCAAATACTGTGGTCTTGTTTTCCTTGATCTTCAGTCGGCCAGTTTCTTGATGCTTGAGTAGTTCATCAATGTGGCCGACATAGAAATTTCCATCTTCCAGATCTACTGCAATGGTAGCTTCTACATGCTCCACATAGTATTCATCCAGCCGCTCTTCTTCAAAGAAACTTTCATACAACTTGAGTGCCCAGACTGCATGAGCGAAACTTTTCTTTGGATCTCTGCCACTATCTTTCTTTTGTCCAGTAGCCAGCAGATCAATATTCCAGGCTAGGAATGCAGCAAAGATTGCCTTACTTACATCCCGAGTTCTATCAAACTCTGCAACACCAGCACCAACTGCATGACCGAATGCAAAATCTACGTTAGGTTCCATATCTGGTTCACCATCTTCGCAGTCTGCACGCAGCTTCATAAGTTTGAATTTCCGTGGGCAGTTCTGAAGTGTCTGCTCCATGGAATAACTCAGAACATTCTGGTACTTTGCAAGGTCTCGGTAGTTCGTTCTTTTGTGTGTGACACCAAGATTGCTTGCTCCACTACTGCCAGAATCTACTTCAGAGTTCAACAAGTTCTCTAGTAATTGAGCTGCACTTGTTGTCGTTGTTGGGAGTTCCATAATGTTCTTTCATAATTTGCAGAACAAGTCCTTGCTCTTCATGAGATAAGAACTCTAATGTGTGGGCAACATGGAAGTTGCGGAATGTCCAGAGATTCTTTCCAGTCATGTGATCTTGCAGGATCTTACATACTTCTCGAAGAATCTCTTCTCTTACTGGCCGACAGATGTGATGGAAGAATGGAGAAATTGGTGCCCAGTTAATTTGTTGTGGGGCTATCAACATTCCACACTTTCTTTTCCTCTCTTGATTCCTTGCCCAGAACACCAGATTCCTAGCAATGAAATGTGCAACCAGTTTTGGATTGCTTGGGAGTTTCACAAATCTGCGGCAGTCATCCTGCTCAATGCTTTGTTACTTGCCTTACCCTTGACTGCATCACGAACAATCTGAGTATTAGTCAGGGCTTCTGCTGCATCAATCAACATTGCAATCTCTGGATCTTCCAAGAGATGCACAGTTTCTGGATAGGAAAGAAGCAGACGATGCGACTCTTGCAAATGTGTCGGCATGGCTGGATCTTTCGTCAACAAGGCAGATTCTAAACTTGCCATCGACATTGAAAGTCTGCCCATCACATCGGCTGGAATTGCTGAAGTCTGGTTTTCAGTTGGGATCTTCATTTGATTTGTTCCTTGCGGGAGATACATATTGAAGTATAGGAAAGGGAGTATCAAGAATGGCGTGCAGCCAGATTTCACCTTTACGCGTCACAGCAAATCCACTTCCGGTATCAGGAGTTTCATACAGAATCTCTTGTTCTATTAGTTGATTCCTATACTCTATGACTGCTGGAGCATTATGATTTTCCATCATCCTTGCTCTTGTGTGATGCCAGATTAGAATCTCTAGGTGTAGTGGAGTCACCATTCTGTTCTTCCTTTATCTGATCTACAATATCTTTGAAGTCTATTACTTCTGCGCTCGGTTCTTTGAAATGTTTGCGGGCATAATCTTTGAATGCCTCCGTCACAACATGTTCACCTAATCTTGATGCTCCCCAAATACTAACTCGCAACATGGCAGTTGAGAAAGCATCCACTCCGAATTCCCGCAAGAGTTCTTGCTGCTTTTCCATTTCTTGCTGAGTTAATCTGTGGGTGTGAACATGTTCTTTCCCGTCGAATGTAAAGGAAACTCTAATGAGTCCTCCATTCTTGGCGAGTTCAATCTTCTTATTCTTTGCGAGTTGTTTGCTACTTAATGTCATAGTCGCGTCTCGTAAGAAAGGGTGAATGTAACTTTGACTCTGCCCTGCCCTAGGTCTTCCCGCTTTGTCCACATTTTGGGGAAGCGGATCTTCTTAACTTTCCTCTTGAGTCCGTTCTCAAAACTCTTTGTTCTTCTTACTCCCTGGATTAAAGTCTGAGCATGATCTTTGCTGACCACAACTTCTGCTTTCCCATTTGCTTTGACTGCGTTCCAGATATCTGCATATAAATAACTCATGACAGACCCAGAGTAAAAATGGCTTACACCCAATAGTTAGATGCAAGCCATGTCTCTCAAGTAGATTCTATGTTTAAAGGTGTCCCATTTTATAAAGCGTTGGGACCACACGCTAAATAATCTTCATCAAGGGAGCTACTGGAATCCAGTGCTGAGAGGGAGGAAGAGATCTCTGAATCCCAGTTTACTTTAGATGAAGATTAAATTCTCAACTCTTTTTCGGAGTATCTTTATTTCCTGAATCTTCTTTCTTCAGGCCAAGAGTTTGTTCAGCAGTGGGAAGTTTCTTCTGTCCTGCTGCTTCCTGCTGCTTCCGATACTCACGATCTTTCTCTTCTGCTCGCCGTTGCTCTACAGGTTTCTGATCTTCTGGAAGTTCTGGTTCTGGTTCACCACGTTTCTGCCTTTCAATCCGATCGGCTTCTTTCTGAGCAGCTTCTTCTTTCAATTCACGACGACGCTTCCGTTCGTCTTCTTTAATCTGTTCGCGTTCTTCAACTGGATAACCAGCATCTTTCGCATTGTCCCTTTGCAAATCAATTTGATCTTGCCTGGGATCAACACCTTCTTCATCAACCTCAGGATCTTCCCAGATTTGTTTCGCACGCTGTTCTGGAGAAGCTTCAAGTTGTTGCTGCTCTGGTTTAGCAAGTCTCTTCTTCAGTTCCCTGCTCAGATTTGCTTCCGGTGAAGTATCAGTATCTTCGTATTCCGTTGTGGGATTTGTTACGTCGCCACTACCTACTAGGTTCTTGTCCATTACCTATCTCCAAAAGTTTAGAACTACTACACTGTTTGGCAAGAATTGGGATGGTGCTTTGGGAAACTGCTGATTGAACGGGTCAGCAGGAAAAGAATTTGGTAGGCCTTTTTACTACATGCCCAGGTAGTTGAACATCTAACTCTTATTCAGAAACCCGGAGGAATTTCTTTACAGAGCCGACGCATCAAACGTGTCATCTTCCTTCAGCCACTTTTCGAATCGCGACTTGATTCGTGCAGCAGCTTCCATTGTTTCTTCAATGTTCGGCGAAGCAGTGATGTAGATATTCAGCTGGTCAATCAGAGTGGTCATGATTGCAGTAGAATCTTTGTTCTGCTTTGCCTTCAATGGCTTCTGGAAAAGATCAATGTGTGCCTTGATTCGCTTCTCTTCCTTGCCAGTTGCTTGAACCATGACAGAAAGATAATCGGAATAGAATGCTTCCTTATCTTCTTCAGACAGAGCACGAGCACCACGTTGTGCAGGTTCCAGATTTGCAATGTAACTCAGAGTGAGTTTGTCATGATCCAGCATTTCTGGAGTGACAACCTTGGAATCATCAGATCCAAAACTCTCAATGATTTCATCCAGTTGCGAACGTGCTTGATCACGTTGAACTGCAACGATTGCATCCATGATGAGTTGCTGAACTTTAATATCTGCCGGATCGGAAGACATCAAAACTTCTGCAACATCATCCTTGGTTGGGACCATGATGTTTGCAGTGATTGGATTCTGCTTCTTGATCTTGCCAATTTCAACGTTGTTCTCGTCCTTAATTGTGCGGCTCTTGAAATTGAACTTGATCGGAGTTGCTTGAGGCATGATGATTCTTTCTATCTATCTAGTCCACTTAGGACAGGTTGAACATTTAAAACACTTACTTACTTAACTAAGTTCCCGCTGTTTCCTAAGCGAGAACCTACACTCTATATGAGAGCCGACCCCCTGTCAATAGGGGTTGGTCTCTAACCGGATCTAATCCACAAATACTTTAAGCTTCCGCAGATTTGATGGCTGCCTTAATTTTGGAAACTGCCTTCTTACCAGCAGCAACCAACTTCTTTTTAGTCTCTTTAATTTCTGTACTGGATTCTTCTCCATCCATGTCTTCGTAATTATCTTCCTCCATGCTTTGCAATTCTTGTTGCTTAGCTTCACGATCTGCCAATCTTTGCATCGTCTTCTTCTTGGCCTTGAAATATTCTGCTTTCTCAGCCAGAGTTACGCCAGTAATTTCCGGAGACTTTGCTGCCCGAGTCAGTGAGTTAAATACTTCTCCACGATCTGGCTCACAGATGATAAATAGTTCTTGCTTTGCACGAGTTACTGCTGTGTACATAAGTTCACGAGTCAACATTGTATTGTGCGAATAATGCAGGAAGATAAATACTTTCCGCCATTCAGAACCCTGTGACTTGTGAACAGTGAGTGCATAAGCAAACACCATTGCATTAACATCACCAGAAGAACTCAGGACTCGTGACATTCCAGTGTCGCAGAATTCTACCGTGATTGTGTGACTGGCTGTATTCTTTCCTTCACTTTCTTCTCCACCAATTTCAAGAGTGGAAAGAACATCATGTCCTCGTGCAATTAGAATGTCCTTGTCTTCATCATCTTCCTTAGCAGCACGCTTCTTCTTGGGATCTTTTCCCCAACGATTCATTGTCTTGCTAGGTTCATCTGGTTGGCGGCCAGAATAGTGAGGAGTTTCTTCGATCTTCGTAATGATTGCTTCTTGTCGATCAACCAGAACACGATCACCAACTGCCCAATAACTAAACATTCCACGGCTGCAAACTTCATAGACAGTTGCTTCTCGCAGCTTGCCCAAGTAATCTGCAATTCCCTTGTTCAGTTCAATGGTTCCGAAAGTCTTGTTGAATGGGCAAAGAATAATGTCTTCTGCCGGATCGTATTGTCCTGTTTCGTGCAGCTTAGTTACGAAATTCTGGACCGTCTTGCAGCCGGAAACTGGTTGAAGTTTCTTCTTCCATGGGTGGATTGTAACCTTGCCATGTTCTGCACGATCATCTAAGAATCCACCAGTTCCATCATCGTGGACTGGCTTCAATGGTCCAATTACCCTGCCCTCTCGAATCTTGTGTGCCAATGTGATGATTGGAGATTCCAAAGCTTGACGATAAACGTGAGTCAATTCTACTGTCGACAGTTCCAACAACTTAAATCCAAGAACACTAGGTCCAAAGATTGGAGGCAGCTGATTCAAGTCACCCAGGAAAATGAATTGAGTTTCTTCTGGATGTGGCAAAGCATCAATTACCCACTTCCAATGATCGTCCCATCCAACCATGGAACTTTCTTCCACGATCACAATTGGAATGTGCGGGAGTTTGTTGTCCTCGTAATATGTAGGAAGGAAGTTTCCTTGTGCATTACGCTGCGACAATTCAACATCATCAAAGCTGCGAATGGGTTTGAATTCCAACAGAGAATGAATTGTCAGGCAGTGACGCTTGAGTTCATCAGGTAGGAATCGTTTAATGTTGTTGACTGCTTTGTTCGTGAAACTAATAATCACCACACCTGGACTACCTGCATCCAGATATTTTGTGCTGTGGTGAATAGTAGTACACTGTGGAAGCTTGACAACTTGTCCAATAATTTCACGAGTTGTTGTAGTCTTACCAGTACCTGCTGCTCCAATCAGATTGATGGATTTTCCGCGCATTGCAAGTTCAATTGCCAGTAACTGCTTCTCATTGTATTCAAAGCCCGGAATTACTGGATGGAAAGATCCTGTTTCCGTGAATACTTTGCCAGTCGTGGCTGGAATGTGAGTGACTTGGTGGTTGCTGTGGTTAGAACTTGCCGAAGTATTTCTTGATGGCAGCGAAGAAACTAATGCTGATTTCGGAATCTCTATCTTGTCCGTTGGGAATTGAATCTCCGTTACTGCTTCCAATTCTTTTGGGCTGGCTTGGATGCCTTCCTCCTCTTGCTTGGATTCAGTACGCAGTAAGGCTGCTTGTTCCAATTGATCAACAACTTCTGGACTTGCTTCAAGTTCTACAGATTCCACCATTGCAGAGTCAGGAAGAATTTCTACTTCCGGTCGCTGAACATCAAGTTCAAGTGGAGGATTCTTTTCTGCTTCCTTAGCTGCTGCTTCCGCTGCATCCCTAAGTTTCTTTTCTTCGTGCTGCTGTTTGGCCTTAGCAATCAATGCTTGAAGTTTAAATTTGTTCATGATGTTTGGTGATGTTTGTCCGTGTTAACTGGTCTAGTGTGTGATATTGAAATCTTCTATTCTTCGTTGTCGTCTAACGTACTATCTACTGCACAATCATCTTGTTCTTCTTTGTTCCAACTCTGTCCCGAATTCAGGATGGTCAGGATTGCTACTCTTCCAGAATCTCCAATGAGAGAACTGATTCTAAATTGCACTCGGATCACACTATTTAGTGGAACGTTGTGCCATTGTTCTTGTGTTGGAATATTGTTGTATTCCCACCGAATCTTGAATCCTTTGTCGTCTCCATTTGCGAAGATCTCAACTTGGGATTCATCCAGCATTCCGAGAAGTTTTTCTTTGGAGACTACAATTGTTTTATGCCATGCAACTGCTCGCCGAGCTGCACTAGAAAGTCGCGCCCAAGAATAGAATCCTACTTGATACGCAATCGTGGTATCATGTTTGGAATTCTGACTTGGGGGTTTGTGGATTGCAGTCATATAGAGTCTCCCTCAGAATCTTCTTCACTGTCGTCGACTAGTTGTTCTTCTAAGACTTGCTTAGGCTTCTCGCCGTTTGCTGCTTTCTCTTCCTGCATTTGTTTCCAACGCTTGCCTAAGATATCCCATCTTGCTTTAGCTTGAAACCACAATGCATTAGTTGCAAAGTTCTTTCTTTCTGGTTCCGGCGGCATGGCTTCCAATGTTCCTGCCGTCTCATCGTAACTCTTGAAGAACTCTTTCTCTTGTGGAGTTTGTTCGTCACTTCCGAACTTATCTTGCTGAACTTTTGTGAGGAGTGTGAAGCTGGAATTAAAGTCGTGGATCAGACTCTTGATTCCACGCAGACGCTCTCGAATGTAGAGATTGAATTCATTGTCAATGTCACAATGTTGGGCCAAAGAGAACTGAAGATCTTCCACATCTTGCTTCAACCAGTAGCCGGCATTCAAGTCTCCATCTAAGAAGATCTCTTTGAATGTCTGGATTCTGCCTTCTGGTTCGTGTCCCCTAAGTTGGACTTCAATCCAGCCCCAAATCTTCTTTCTTTCTGACGGCCTAGAATGTGCACTCTTTAGTTCTTTGAGAGCTTCACCTTCTGCCCTCTTGAGAGTTTCTTCTTTTCTTTGCTGGACTGTTGATGCCCAATTCTTCCGAATTTCAAATGCAGAATCCAGCCAATATTTGAAATTCTCCCACTGAAGATTTGCATTCTTTGGAGATACGGAATATGTTGGGAAAGCTAATCTCTGACTAGAGATGTAGAAAAACCACTTCGCCAAACTTAGAAGTCTGCTTGCGCTTGCTGCTGCAATCTCATGTTTTGGGAGACTTGGTTCTTGTTGTCTAATGCAGCCTAGATTGTGCATTAGTGCGCTACAAAGTAGGCGAAGTCTTTCCTTTTCTCTATCTCCAGGATTCCAGGATGCTTCTTGGTGTCGGTGGAGACTGTCTTCTAGTTTCTTCACCAGAACTACAGAATTCAATCCGTAGAATGGATGCAAGAAAACAGAGTCTTCGTAACTTTGTACGTAAGTTAGGTGTCCTTCCACAATCATAACTCTCAGATGACCTAAGAGAATGCCTGAATTTTCGCAGCGTATTTCCTTCGTGAATTCTGTTTCACCAAGAGGAAACTTAACTGATTCTGGAAAGCCCGACTTGCTGCCTTGAAAGATTGTAACTTGCGCTCTAGCTGGCGGTTTTTGTAGAGCAGTAAAATGGTTTAAGATACCAAGGGTCTTATTTGTACTCATGCTAGGGAGGTAGATTAAGAAAGCATTGAGTTAATGGGAGGAGATTTCTGTCGCAAGAAACTTCCTATTCGATAAAGATGCGTTGTGATACTCCTTCAGTTTCAGGGTGTAGCAGAAGAAAGCCTACTTTATTTCTGCGATAGACCTTGAGTCTAGTTCCTTTCGGAAGCACTGTCAAGTGGTCTAATGCTAATAAATCCTCCTCGGCAATAATCCAGGGAAGATTTGATGTAGGTTCGAATTCAGTAATTACTGGTGCACCTTCGAGAGATACAAGTTTCATAAGCTAACTCCTAATCTTTCTTCTTCACTGAAGTCTTGAGACATTTCCAGCCACGCTCCCCAATTACTTTGCGGGCTCCCATTTGTGCAGCATAATCCATGCAGACCGCAACATAAGTTGCTTCTTCTCTTGAGAGAGTTCCTGCTTGAATGTTGTCGACCAGAATGGAAACTTCCGTAAGCAGGAAGCAATCCTCTAGATCGTCTAGCACGAGCGGGACTTTGATTGTGCGTACAAGTTCTAATTTCGGTTTGTTCTTACTCAGTGTCGTCATGATTTATTTCCTTCTCAGCTACTACTTTGTGTGTGGTCTTCTCGAAATCTTTTACAGTTTCGTCGTCTTTCTTCTGGTTCGGTTTCCAGTATTGTTTCCATCCTTTCCAGCCACACCTAGTAAGTATCCAGTCTCTACTCAATTGAAGGCCACGAATACTTGCACGAATGGCAAGCACTTTGACTAAGAGTTCGAGAAATGGAAAACTTCCTGGCATCGCAGTACTCCCAAATTAGAGATCACAAGTCAGAAAGATCTATGTTTACTTTCTTGCCCTTCTTCATCATTGGTTCGATCACTGGTGGATCTTCTTTTCCGTGGAAATGATCTTCACTTTCCTTCAGTGCTTTCCAGGCAGTCACGAGGACGAGGATTGCAACTACGGAAAAGACAAGATAGACGAGGATTTCTTCTTTAGTCATGTTGGTGCTCTCTCCAGATGATCTAGTGCGGCTTGATTGAATTCCACATCTTCTTGGTGGAAGATATAAACTCCTCTACGTTCCCAGAAATTTTCTAGTGTGAAAGTTTTCTCATACCAATAGTCCTTTCTTTGTAATTCTATTGGGCGTGCAATTGCTACATTTGCATTGAAAACAAAATATTCTCCGTCAAGAGCAAAGAGATCACCGTTAACTCCCGCTGGATTCATTCCTTCGTGGTCTGGATAGATTATAAGAGTGCAACCAGTAATTACACATTGCATTCCAGGAATCATGCTTGATCTCCCACCGTGGAAACATACGGTTTGTAGTGTGCTTGGTGATACAGCAGATTGTAATACTTGGTCTTGATTTCTGCACTCAAGCACTCGAATGCTTCATTGTATTCGTGATACAATTCCAGCAAGATCTGATACTGTTTTTCGGTCATGCTAACTTCCTCCTAGTTACTTACTTCTGATCTCATAAAGAACTTGTCTTTGACTCCAGTTCGGCTGAATCTTAAAGCGTGCAATCTTTTCTTCCGCTTCTTCGTAAGTCATACCAATTCCAGAAGTCATCCAGTTGTCATTGTCAAACTTGTACCAGATGCAGAATATTCGGTCTGGCTGCTCACTTGATTCTGCTTCTTGATTCATGATAATCTCTGTTTCTGTCTTCGGTGACTGTTGGGAATCGGGGATCATTTGTATCTCTACTTTCTAGTTCTGTCTCTGGCCTACCCTATCCTATCTATTCCCTAGCACAAACAAGAAAAGCACCAATTTGGTGCAGTCTCCTGGTAGCTGTTACATCTCTGAGAGTTTCTCATTTTTCGGGCGGGCCGTCAAGAAATATAACTAGATTGATTTGTGTGAGTTAGATCTTCTAGGTCTGCAATCTCTGGAGTTCTTCTCTCATCCAGATGATTTGATAGTAGAGTTTATCGTCTTCTTCAGATTGGAACTTGCATTCCAGTTGAGTTCGTTTGTAGACTGCTCCATCAATTGCGAGCTTCAAGATCTCAATCTGATTCGGTCTCATTTGCTGAATCTTTGAGACGTGACTGAATTTGTCAATTGGTGCGGTCATTACAGTTTCTCCAATACTTCTAAAGCATACCAGCTGATTATGAAACTCCAACCAGCCAGTCCAATTGCGTAGACTGCAAAGAGAATCTTGTCTTCTGTGTCTAGATTAGAAAAGAGTTTCATTCCATGCTCCTCTTGATGAAGTAAGTAATTATGGTGACTACAACGGGCAGAATAAGTGTGATTGGAAGCCACCATTTGTCTCGATCAAACTTCTTGGCTTCTGCCTTCAGCTTGATTGCTTCAGCTTGAAACTTCTCTGTCTCTGCCTTAGTTTGCTCTAGAGTGTAGAATTCTTGTGTGACTGGTGGAATCTGTGGAGTTTTGTTAGCGGTCACAACTTATCCTCAGAGATTATCCAACCAAGTCTTTTTTGGCGGCTTGTTAAGTTCCTTCAATGCATTCTCAAAGAATCGTTTAACTGAGTTGTTTAGATATGTAGTGTGTGAATCTGGAATGATATTCATTTTCAGTCCGTAATTCAGACGAGCTAGAATATCTGCATAGTAGTCATTCACTATTTGCTTTCTAGACTTTACTGGCTGCTCTGGTTGCTCAGAAACGACTTCAACATTCCGTGTAGGTTCTACAGAGAATGTTGTTTGATTAGATCGAGAATAATCTACATCTTCAGGCAGATACTCTTGTTTTTGTTGTTCTTGCTGTTGTTCTTCTTTTAGTTGCTGTTGTCTCTTATATTCTTGAACAGCAGAAGATTCTTTCAACTTCTCAAGAAGTTCTCTACCTTCTTTGCTTCGTGGCTTACTCTCAGCCACTTCTTTTGTAATCTCAATGACTGCTTCATTGTGTGCATATGCTGCACCAAATGGATTCTTCGGATCCCAATCATCTTCAGGATCATATCCGAATTCTGCAATTCTTTGCTGCTTGAGAATCTCTTTCATTTCAGAATCTAATTCTTCTTGATCTTTAATCTCCAGAGTTTCGATTGGATTCCCGAAAGCATCCAGTTTATCTAGTCGGGTTTCTTGTTCTGTCTCTTCAATGATTGCCTCAGAATTGAGTTCTTCAATCATTTCAGTCATTTGATTCCCGTTTTTTGGTTTCTTCATTACAACTCCGTTAGGTTTATTAAGTGATGCAAAGAGAGTATATCACAGGGTTATGCGGTGTCAACCCCCCTACCCCTATTGTTGGGTACTACTCCCAAGATTCTAGACTACTACTACTCCCTCTACACACTGCATGCTTTCAAGTCTTGGTTTCCCTGTGTGTGTCAGACCCGTTAGATATTGTTAGATTCTATTCTGTCTCTCTAGTTCTCTATATTCTATGTGTTCTGTTTGTTGTTATTGAGTAGATCAAATGTGCGTTCCTTTTTTTATACCCTCCTTTTAAATTTCAATGTATAAAAAATACAATATAAAATCTAAGAGGGGGATATAAAAACGGGGAAACAATAAGAGACTACTAGAGACTAAACAAATAGGATAGAAAGAATCTAGAGATAACAGATAGAGAGAAAGAATCTAGTAATAGGAACTAAGGGAAAACACCAAAGGGGGAAACGTGAGCAAGCGATACGCATGTGCGCACAGGGAGTAGTAGTACCCAACAAATTGAGGGGTAGTAGGGTAGAGGTCAAGAATTGAGAATCCAGCAATTACACAAGAATGCACCCAAAACAGGATGCATGATTTGTGCAATCAATCCAGAATCTTACAAGTCAGCAAAACTCACCGTCTGAACAGAATCTTTCTTCCCCATTTGCTCGAATCGGCGGATGATAAAGCTTCCCATTTCCGTATTCAAATCGTCCGATTCCATCTTGGCAATAATCTGGTCGCGGATTTCCTTCGGCAAGTGAGTAGGTTTGGCTGACAATTTCAAGATGTTATCCTTGTAGGCATTTGCTGCATTCTGATATGTGACATTAGATGCAAACTCAGAGCGGGAAACAATCCGATTCCATGTCCGACTGCCAGTAAAAGCAGTTTCCAGAGATTCTTTCGACATCCAGGAATCAGATTTAGATAGGAAAGATTCCACCAATTGCGGGCGATCAAACAGATTCGAGCTAATCTGATAGTTATTAGGCTGATCGTTCACAAAGGATTTGAGAGTCTCTTCTGCACTCGCCATAAGGCAGGATTCCACCAGAGCACGGAAAGACTCAGGAACTTCAGGAGCTTTCACACATTCCATGGGAATGCAAACAGATCGCTCTTTGCGTGATTGGTTAGCTGTTTGTTTCCACGATGCATTAATAGAGACTTCACCGACAGCTGCGATAGCAGCATTAATCGTGGAATGGATAGGAAAATAGGTCATGATAGAA